AGAAGCTCAGTTAGCATTCCAAGCATCGCAGACTGCTGCACTCAACGGACAGGCGCAAGAGTCTGCTGCTAGGGCACAGAAGTTGGCTGTCGAAGCAGGAGCTATACCACAGGAGCTTGAGATTGACCGTATCAAAGCGGCCACTACTAACCTCAAAGCAGGTGACGCAGATGACAAAGAGTTTGAGAAGCGTCTAAAGATTTCAGAGCAGTTACTGAAAGAAAGAGAAGTAGCAGTAAAGGAGGGTAATGTTGCTAATCAGGCAACTCCTCAACCAACACAAGGACTACAGTAATGGTAAGCACAAGAGATTTAGAGAACGTAGTAGCTCAAGTAAATGTAAAGTTTGAGGAACTATTTAATAAGATTGTACAGCTTGAGAAACAAATAGCTGAGAATACAGGAGCAGAGAAGAATGGCAAAAGTAAAAGACCCAAGACTAGCTAGAGCAGGAGTTGATGGATACAATAAACCGAAGCGTACCCCTAATCACGACACAAAAAGCCATGTTGTTGTGGCGAAGGAAGGTGACAAAATCAAGACCATTAGGTTTGGAGAACAGGGGGCAAGCACAGCAGGTAAACCTAAAGCGGGAGAGTCCGAAGCAATGAAAAAGAAACGTGCTAGTTTTAAAGCTAGACACGCAAAGAACATAGCTAAAGGTAAAATGTCTGCGGCTTATTGGTCAGATAGAGTTAAGTGGTAATGTATAAGTGGTGGAGAATCTGGGCTAAGAGTCTAGGGGAGAAGGTAGGTGAGACAGATAAGCAAGCTAATACTGTCGCTAGTATTAGGACTGTTTGGTGGTTTACTCATATGGCTACATGTATCTTTATTATTCTCAATGCAATTGCAAACCACGGTTGGGACTTAATAGGATTATAAACGTACACTTATGTGTACATATAAATGCAGAAATACGACACTTTAATGTAGGAGAAGATTATGTCATATGGTACAGGTACATACAGCAGTAAACCTAAGAAAAAAAAGAAGCCAGTTAAAAGGTAAGTAAAAATGTCTACAGTAAATGAAGCAGGTAACTACACTAAACCTACCATGCGGAAGAACTTGTTTAATAAAATCAAAGCAGGTACTAAGGGTGGTAAGGCAGGTCAATGGTCTGCTAGGAAAGCTCAGATGTTAGCCAAGGAGTACAAGGCAAGAGGTGGAGGCTACAAATGAAAGGTGTAAACCACTACAAGAAAGATGGTACTGTTCACAAAGGCGGTACACACAAGATGCCTGACGGTTCTTTGCACTCAGGTAAGTCTCACGGTAAGACTAGTGAAAAGCTATTCCACTATGGTGCTTTGTCGGATAAGGCTAAACAGAAAGCGAGGAAGTCATGGGGTTAGCTAAATCACAAAAGAGTTTAAAGAAGTGGACTAAGCAAAAGTGGCGTACACCCTCTGGCAAGCCTAGTGGTCAGACTGGAGAGGTCTACGCTCCTTCTAGCACTATTAGTAAGTTAAAGTCTACCGCAGAAGGTAAGAAGAAGCTAGCGGCTGCTAACAAGAAGAAAAGAGAAGCCACCGCCAAAGGTAAGCAACACGCCAAACATGGCCTACATAAGGGTAAGAAACGATGAAGGGTCAGACCCATGGTGGCAAAGGTAGTGCCCAGAGAAAGACAGACCAGAAGAAGTTTGCTAGCAACTGGGACGCTATATACAACAAAACTGCACAGAAGTCAAGTAAAAATAAGAAATAATGCTTGACTTTCTTATGCTTTTATGTTATAATAACAGGGTACACTAACATTAACTCAACTGTCCTAATAGGAGAAACAGTATGATAGACCCTAAGCTAGAACTATATTACCGCAACATGAGAGATATGTTTCGTTCAGAAGGTTGGAAACAACTGTTAGAAGACCTGAACTCTAATGCGGTACTAATTAACTCAGTAGAATTAACTAAAGATGTGGAAGACCTACGCTTTCGTAAAGGCCAACTTTCAATCATAGCTAATATACTTAATCTAGAAGCACAGCTTGACACGGCTGAACAACAACAATTAGAAGACGCGCAAGAAGAAGCTACAGAGTAATGCATATCCTGATTGACTTTAAGTGTGATCAGGGTCACATCAACGAAAGACTGGTTGATTCTGAATGCACACACATACCGTGTTTAGACTGTGACAAGATAGCACAAAGAATTGTAAGTCCTGTGCGTTCCAAGTTAGACCCTTTGTCTGGTGATTTTTTAGGTGCAACTAGACAGTGGGAGAGGAATAGAGCGCAGAAGCTACAACAAGAGCGTAAGGCTAACTCCTAACCGAATCCTTACATAATACACCTCCATAATGAGAAATCACGGAGTTTAATAATGGCAACACTAATAGACGAGCGTCCAGTAGAAGAAGAACTAGACAACGAGCAAGAAGTAGCAGATCAAGTAACTGAGGAACCTGAATTACAGGAAACTCCTCAAGAACAAGATGACATCCCTGACAAGTACAAAGGAAAGTCAACGGCTGAGATTGTACGGATGCACCAAGAGGCTGAGAAGTTATTAGGCCGACAGAGCAGTGAAGTAGGGGAGCTACGTAAAGTTGTTGATGACTACATACAGACACAACTCGACACGACAACACAAGCACCACAAGAAGCTGAAGAAGATATAGACTTTTTCTCTGATCCCGACAAGGCAGTCGAGAGAGCGATTAAGAATCATCCTTCAATCAAAGCTGCTGAAGCACAAACACAGCAGTACAAGCAACAGACAGCGCAGTCTCACTTGCTACAACGTCATCCTGACATGCAAGAGATTCTGCAAGATGGTAAGTTTGTTGATTGGATTAAAGGATCAAAGATTCGTACTCAACTCTTTGCACAAGCGGATACGCAGTATGACTATGAAGCCGCTGATGAGCTTTTCAGTTTATGGAAGGAACGTCAACAAGCTGTTGGTCAGACTGTAGCACAGGAGAAAGCGAGCAGGAAAGAAGCTGTTAAAACTGCCTCAACAGGCGGTGCAAAGGGAAGTGGTGAGACAGCATCTCGCAAAGTTTATAGACGCTCAGACATTATTAAACTAATGCAGGATGATCCTGATAGGTATTTGTCTTTGTCTGATGAAATCATGCAAGCATATGCTGAAGGGAGAGTCCGAAACTAATTTCATTATAGGACTTTTATTATGACTGATTCAACTTATCCCGCAATGGGCGGTGCAGTAGACAACACATCTGCTGCTAAATTTATTCCAGAAATCTGGAGTGACGAAGTAATTGCTGCATACAAGAGCAATCTTGTTCTAGCTAACCTCGTTAAAAAAATGAGCATGACTGGTAAGAAAGGCGACACCATCCATGTTCCTAAGCCAACTCGTGGTGCGGCTCACGCCAAAGCTGAGGGTGTTGCAGTTACTATTCAGAACGCTGTTGAGTCTGAAGTACTAATCAACATCAACAAGCACTTTGAGTTTTCACGTATGATTGAAGACATCACCGAAGTACAGGCTCTCGCTTCTTTGCGTCAGTTCTACACTGGTGACGCAGGTTACGGCCTAGCCAAGCAAGTAGACGATGATCTGTTTACTCTTGGTAAGTCTTTCGGTAACGGTGACGGTTCTTCTTGGGTACACAACGCTGCATTCCAGATCACTTCTGGTGGCGTTTTGGAAGCCTACGATGCTGACGGCACTGCTGACGTTAATGCCTTCACTGACGGTGCGTTCCGCGCATTGATTCAGAAGATGGATGACGCAGACGTTCCTATGGACGGACGTAGCTTTATCGTTCCTCCTTCACTGCGTAACGCTATCATGGGCATTGATCGCTACACTTCTACTGACTTTGTTAATGGCAAAGGCGTAGAGACTGGCAAGATTGGTAACCTTTATGGCGTTGATGTATTCGTTTCTACTAACGTACCTACTATTGAATCTGGTGTACGTGGCGCACAGCTAATCCACAAGGACACTAATGTTCTTGCAGAGCAGCAAGGCGTTCGCTCTCAGACTCAGTACAAGCAAGAGTTCTTGGGTACTCTCTACACTGCTGATACGCTTTACGGTTGTCAAGTAATGCGTCCTGAAGCAGGATTCGTATTGGCTGTTCAGTAAGCTAATACAACTAAGGGGATTCTACGGAGTCCCCTTTCCCTTTTCCCTT